CGGCTCGAGGCGGTCCCAGGTCGCCAGCATCCGCCGCACGCCCGGCTCGGAGCGGAGGTCGAGGTCCCGGCCCAGCCCCGGCCGCTTGGCGTCGAACATGCACCGCAGCGCCTGCTGGAGGCCGAGCCGGCCCTTCCAGAGCGTGTGCGCCGACTGCTCGACCTGGTCGGAGTAGCGGGCGGCCAGCTCGACGCGCGTCTCCCGCTCCAGTCGCTCGTTGACCCGACGCAATTGCGTCTTGCCGTCGGGGGCCAGCTCGCGGTAGAAGCCCTCGTCGCGGAGGTGGAACTGGTGCCGCATGGCCTGGAGCAGGCCGGCCTCGAAGACGGCCTCGCTGAGCTGGGGCGACGAGGCGGAGTAGCCCAGCCCGCCCGGCAGGCCGACGCCGCCCGAGGGCCGGCTGGCCCTGAGCGCGACCAGCTCGGCGTGCCGGGCGGTCCAGCCCTCGCTGATGGCGTGCTGGACGTAGTCGACCCGCCGCGGCCGGCCGCCTGCGCCCCTGACCTCGACCTCCTCGACGCCGTAGCGGCGGGCGAAGCCCTGGATGGCCGCGATGCGGGCCGGCTCCCTGCGCAGGGCCAGGATGCCGGCGGAGGGCTGGCGCTTCTTCCCGGCCTTCTTCCGGGAGCGCAGGCGCGGCCGGCGGCGGTACTCCTCGCGCTCGCGCCCCTCCTCCTCCTCCTCCTCGTCCTCCTCCTCCTCCATCATCGGCGGCTGGCCCTCGGCCCCTTCCTCCTCTTCCTCCTCTTCGGCCTCGGCCTCCTCCTCGTCCTCGCCTTCCCCGCCCTCGGCCTCCTCTTCCTCTTCGAGGCGGAGGTGGCGGCGCAGGGCGTTCTTGGCCTCGCCCTCGCTCATCCGCTCGATCTCCTCCTCGGTGTACTGCGCGGCGGCGACCCCCCCACCGCCGGCCAGGAGGCCGGCCTGGAGCGCCTTCCTGAGCTGCGCTTTGTAGCTCATTGGTCTTCCTTTCCGGGCGAAAATTCTGGCGCTCGTGTCGCCGTCCGCCCCCAACGGGACAAAAGAGATCTCCCCTAGCTCCGTCTCGCGGCTGATGGTCATTGGCCCCTTGACCGTGCGGCCGTTGACCTCCGCCTCCGCGCCGTCCTCGAGGCGCTCGGTCCTGACCGGGTTGGCGCCGACCGACAATTCCCACCTGAATCCTTTCGAGGCCGGGTCGACCACCTTGTCGGCGTGCTCCTTCTGGCCGCTGAAGAGCCCCTCGACCTCGATCCCTGCTTCCGTGACCTTTACGGAGGTAGTATGTCCGAGGACGAGCATGTGGTCGTGTTGCCTGAGTACAGGCCGGTGCTGTTTGGCGACCTGCACGCCGGCCAGGTCGATGATGATCGCGCCGCCCCAGCCCTCCGGCCGCATTGGCGCGCCCGTGTAGGCATTCCCGGAGAACGTGGCCACCTTGCCGGCCTCGCCCCTGGCGGCATGAATCGTCACCGGCTCGGCGGAACAGATTCGGAAAGGCTGGGTCACGGCACGGCCCCCTTGCCCTGGCCGGCTGGCGCGCCTTCCTCGCCCTCCGCCGTCCGCTCGGTCTTCTTCAGCGGCTCCCCGAAGGATAGCCCCAGCCGCTCGATCTCCTCCATTTCCACGGCCTGCTGGGCCATCATGTCGCGCCAGTCCTGGCCGCGCTCGGCCCAGAACTGCCGCCAGGTCTTCTGCCCCGAGGCCAGCTCGTCCATCTCGGCCTTGACGTCCACGCCGGGGTCGAGGGTCGGGAAGCCCGGCCAGTGCCACTCGACCGGCGTGGCCCCCAGGTTGGCCCCGTCCGGCAGGAGGCCCGGCACCATGACCGCCTCCTCGAACCAGGCCCGGAAGAGGTGGTTGAGGACGACCCGCTCGCACTCCTTCCGCTCCGTTCTGAGGTTCTGGAAGTAGTTGATGTGGTCTAACTTCGCCGAGCTGAAGTTGAACTCCTGACTGGTGCCCAGGGCCAGGTTGAGTGGGTAGGCCAGGGGCCGGCAGGCCTCGCCGAGGCAGTGCTTGTGGAACTCGCCGTAGCCCGTGTCCGGGCTGGCGCTCGGGTAGGGGGCCATCTTGTAGCCGGCGCCCAGGTAGGTCAGCGTGCCCCGGTCGAGGGCGATCCGCTCGAAGGGCTTGAGCTCCTCCTCGCCGTCGGCGTCGGGCGGGGCCGTCGACTCGACCACGCCCGTCAGGTTGGCCGAGATCTGGGCCTTGGTCAGGACCGCCTTCCGGTAGGCCCTCAGCTCGGTGAACAGGTCCAGCGCCGGCGTGAAGATGGGCACGCCCCTGACCTGGCCGGGGCGGAACTTGGGGAACCAGTGGATGACCAGCCGGGCGGGCAGGCGGTCGGCGGCGAGCGGGTTGAGGTCGGGGAACCAGAAGTCGCCGGGGTGGTGCCGGAGCACCCAGAAGGCGACCGGCCGGCCGGTGACCTCGTCCAGCTCCAGGCCGTCGACCCACAGCTCCGGCAGGCTGGCCGGCGCCGGCCGGGTGACCTGGTCGGCCTCGACGTCGAGCGGGTAGAGCTGGACCGGCCCTTCCATCGTCGAGACCGACTTCAGGATCAGGAAGCCCTCGCCGTCGACCGTCCGGGCCAGCTTGCAGGTGCGGACCTTCTCGGCCAGGCAGACCTCGTCGGCCCACTCGGCCCAGGCCGCCTCGACCTTGCGGTTGTAGCGGCTGTCCTGCGTGGCCACCTTGAGCGTCGGCCCCTTGCCGACCAGGTCGTCGGCGTTGTTGCAGCAGACGCCCCACAGGTAGGGGTTGTTGCTGACCTCGTAGCGCGAGCGGAGCCGGAGCTGGCGCCTGACCCAGAAGTTATGCGCACTTTTGGCAGAGAAATAGTCGGATTGCCACCAGGAGCGGACGTTCTCGTCCGTCCATAGCGAGTTGTCAATTCGGCCCCGAGCGCGCGGCACCTCGACCGTCTTTACGGGCGCGGAAGACGCCCGCGTGTAGCCCAGCCAGCCGGCGACCCGGGAGGCGAGGGACATCAGCGGCCCCCCGTCAGCAGCGGGAAGCGGGGCGGGTTGACCGCCTTCGGCGGCTCGAGGGCCACGAAGACGGGCTGGCGGGCGTTGGGGCACATGCCCCAGTGCGACCAGGCGGAAGGGCCAGCGCTGTCGAGCGGCCTGACCTCCAGGGGGTGGTCGCCGCCGCAGCGGGCGCAGCCGATCACGTTGACGACGCGCGGGCTCATCACCACCAGGGCCCCATGTTGCCCCCGTCGAAGGCCGGCACCCGGCCGGTGCCGTTGGCGTCGGGGAAGCAGCCGGCGGGCGACAGCTTCGTGAAGCGCAGGCCGCGCGACTTCGGCCGCGTCGCGGCGGCGCGGGAGGCCAGGTAGGTCTCGGCCAGGATCAGGTCGGCCATCGAGCGGGCCGTGGCGCTCTGGCCGTCGGCCGAGGCGCTGAGCGGGTCGTTGGCCGCCTGCTGGATCTGCGGCGAAAGGTCGGTCATTGCTGGCCCCCCCAGGGGGAGGGGGCGGCGAAGCGCCCCCTACCTTGATTGACGGTGTGGGGCCGGGCGAGGTGCTCGCCCTCCCGTCCCCTCCCGGCCCCACGCTCTCCACGCAAGGGCCGATGGTAACACGGGGGCGCGGGGGCATGCAAACGGGGGGCCGTCAAGAAGGGGGCCAACCGAATTCACCCCAAACGGCACGCGCCGGGACCAGCGAATGGCGCATCGGGACAAGGGGGAAGGAACTGATCGGCCTCGTGAAATACCACCGTTCGTTGAGTTGGACAAAGTCAACCGCGAAGGTCACTTCCGGGCTGTCGTCGAGGAGCTGAAAAATTACCTCGCTGCGGCCTGGTCTCCCTATCGGAGTGTAATACTCCAGCATTAACAGGCACCCAGGCGGATAATTTTCCAGGGGGTCGGCGTTGCGCTTGCCAATCGGGCTGTTCGGGGAATAAACCCAGGCATACCGAGCATCATCAGAGGCAAGCGGCCTCCAGCTTGCGACTACTCGAATCATCGCCCCGTTCCTCCTGCGGGCGGCAGCCGCGCCGACCCGAGGGGCGGCAGCACCCGGTCGCCCGCCCGCTCGCGCCAGGACGGCCGGTGCGGCCCGGGCGCCGGCCCGACCTCGGCGACCTTGCCCGGCGACCAGGCCAGGCCGCGCTCGCTGGCCGCGGCGGCCGCAAGCGCGAGGCAGTTCCCGCAAACAGCGATCTTGCCGTTGCGGCGGACGATCAGGGTGCCGTTGGGGACCGAGGCACAGTAGACCGTCCCCTCGTAATGCTCGCGCCGGAAGTTCGGCTTGTTGCGGGAGTCACGCAGGAGGCACCAGCGTGTTGTCTTTCGGTGAACGTGGTACTGCTCGCGCGACATCCCCTCTCGCCCCTCGATTCGCCAGGGCTTGGCCGGTACGGTCCGCATTGACACCGCATGGCCGGCCTTGAGCCACAACTCGGCGATATCGTCCGCAAGGCCAGGGCTGACGGTGGCATAGGCTTCACCAGTTCGACACCGCCACCCGTCACCGTCGACGGCGGACTTCAGGAATGCGAGGATCACGTCGGGGGGCCCATCCTTGACCCACTGAGGGGCCCGCTTCGTGTACTTGTCCCCCAGGTGACAAACGAGGCGATAGGCTTGCTCGTTGGAAAGAGCCACGCCTTGTTTCTCGACGCGGTAATGCCAGGGCAAGCGATCAAGCAGCGCACAGATCGAATCGCGTTTGTCCCCTGGGTTCTGAGAGATGACGACTTTGTGGTTCCAACTCATGCTCAGCCGCCGGCGAACACTGCTGCCTTCGGCAATGTACCAACCGAGGAAGCTGGCCAGATCAACTGCCGAGACCGTAACCTCAGGGTGCCCGGGCCGTGCCTCTCCAGGCTGGCGGCTCGCGGGGACGGTGATCGTTGACCGCCCGTCACCCTGCCACTTCGCGGCCGTCTTGATCTTGTCCCAGATCGTCAGGGCACCTGCCTCGCGGATGACCGGGCCGCGAGACTTTTGTCCGGCGTAGATCACCATGCGGTGTGTGGGGGTGACCAGTAAGTCGAGGTGGCTGTTCCTGCCGCCACCGACGCGCACCATCTCCCCGTTGTGGGGCCGTGCGATCAACGCCGTGGGCCGTTGATACTCGATGTGGTCCGTCTCCAGGTTGACCGTGGCGAGCAATTCATCCCCGGTCAGGTCGGAGAACCTTCGGAAGCCGTCATGCGTGAGAACGTCCATGTCACTACTATAGCAATCGAGCCAGTGATTCTCCGTCCGGTCCGGCCGCCTGACCCAGGAGTCGACCTCGCGGCCCCGCCCGAAGGTCTTGACCCGGTACTCCGCGGTCAGGTGGTCGGCGAGCAGCTCGTGCTCGGCGGGCCGGTCCCCGAACAGCCACAGCCCCGACTTGCCCCCAGGCGGGACACGCAGGCGCTCATCGACGAAGGTCTTCCACTGGTTGGTGTCGATGACGACGTGTCTTCCCCTCTTGGCGTCGGCGGGGAATATCTTCCAGCCCATGCCGACCCTCTGGCCTGCCCTGGGGTCATAGTGCCACTCGTCCATCGCCAGCTGGGCCGCCGGGATGCCGCGGCCGTGGGAGGGCAGCACCAGGCCCTTGAAGCCGCCCTCGCGGACGAACTTGTAAATGGCATCGCGCGACTCGCCCCACTGACTGTCGACGAAGACCCGCTCGACCTTGAGGCCTTCCCCTGCTTCCCCCCGGAAGTCGTGCGCCGCCAGCCGGCCGACCAGCGCCGCCAGGGCCGCGTAGATCCGCGCCTCGAGGGGCAGGGCGGGGTAGAGGTCGTCGAAGGAGGGCCGCAGGTCGGAGGCCAGGTAGTAGGGCCTCGTCTGGGCCGGGAAGGTGCCGTAGTCCAGGACGGCGCCCGAGAAGTCCTCGGCCCAGGCGCAGGCCAGCCAGTACAGGCCGCCCTTCTGGACGTCGACCGCGGCGGTGACGCGGGTCGCCTCGCGCGGCGCCGTGCCCCGGGGCAGCCGGTTGATGCGGGCGCTGACCTGGTCGGCCGTCAGCTCGACGTAATCGCCCGGCACGTCGGGGGGCTCGGGGTCGTTCTGGTACTCGGCGCGAAAAGTCCTGGGGTCGGTCAGGTAGAGGTTCATGGCGCTCTGGACCGCGGAGAGCTCCCCCGGGCGCTTGCGGTCGGGCCAGGACACCCGGGCGCCCTCGTCCATCTC